CTAACTCACCTTATAACTACCCGCAGAATTTCCCTTACCAATCACAACCATCGCATTTGCAGTTATCTCGTCAACTACTGCATTTGCTATGGCTTCGGCTAAATCAGCCGCTTTCGCAAACTCACCCTCTGTCACCATCCCTTTGCCTTTCATCTCTTTAACAATCTTGGCTTTTAATGAGCCTTTATCTAATGCCATATTACTTCCCTGCAAATACGGTGGTTGAGCCATCCACATGGGGTTTCCCCGTAAACGGACAGATACTCTCACAAGTGATCACCCCTGCACCGCCGTTTAGTGTAATTAAGTCACCTTTCATATTGATGTTCTTCGCTTGAATGATTTGGTCTTTTGAAATGGTAATCGTCTGTTGTCCGTTGATGATTATCGTGTCGTTTTTTTCTATCGTTAACACTCGATTACCCATTACGGTTAATTTGTCATTAAGACCAATCACCACATCACGCAATTTACCAACCACTTGAACCAACTCCCCTGCAGAAGCCATTTGCATATTGCCCAACGCACCAAGCACAAGATTATCACCGGCAAGCACATCAATAGCACCCAATGACTCAATCACCTTTTGGCCCGTGATAGACTCGGTACTGTGTTGTTTTACGACCTGTGTTTGTTGACCTGAATTGATGGTATTGAAATCGGCCGTTTGTGTTTTTAAAAAAGCATGATCATGCTGCTCTTGGTCTGTCGTTTTCCACTGATTGCCAACAGTGTCAGTACGTTCTTGGACTTCTTCTCGTTGCTGCAGTAACAGTTCGCCCACTTCAATATTTGGTAATGTCCAACCAAGACCCAACACCGTTCTAATGAAAGGTTGGTCAGCTCGACCATTCGCAAAAGCAAGCTCTACAATAGAGCCCTCATTAGGTGCATGAAACTGGCCTTGCTCACTGCCACCAAAACCAATCGGCAACATCACGCTTTTATAAACAGGTACCGTAATTTCAGGCTCACCGTCCTCATTCAGCAATTGCACATCCGCAGCGTATCGAGGACGAAAGGCCGTATTAATATCCCCACTGTGGGCGCTATCTGTGACCGCCATGACTTGACCCAACTTAGGCAAATGAAACCCGGCCGCAAGCTCTGGAAACAGCTGTTTTATTTTCTGCTTCTCTGAGCTGTCTTGTTTACCTGTAGACCAAAACAACGTGAGTTCATCGTCTTTGATTTCTTGTTTAGTAATACGTTGGCCGTTCACCTCAACAGCTGGACGAATAGAGGGAAACAGCGGCAACGTGACACTGTTCCCCCCCTTTTGTTTTTGGATTAATTCTTGGGGAATAAGGATTGGTTTATTATGATAATTAGAATCTGCATGACTGCCAATGAAGATCATGCCATCCGCTTGCTGATACCACACAAAATCTGGAATTCGAAAGGCTCGACCAATATTTTCAAGCACCTGATAACCCGATCCATTACTGGTAAAGTTAGCCACCGGTGTATTGAAATAATCGGCATTATCGTTATAAGTGAATGAAAGACCCGTGTCTTTACTCAATTTATCCAGGATACTTTTTACGGTTGCATGTTGAAGTGATAATGGTCGTGATGAGCTGAGTAAAAAGCACAATTCACGCACCACTATTCGAGTAAAACCAATGTTGTTTGGTGTGGCCTTAGTGATGTATCCGGTGAACCATGGCTTTAGTGTGCCATTGCTACCCAATTGATAATGGATATTCTGACCAACAGCAATCGCCTGCTCTTTATCTTCCACGGTTAAAATACCTCGACCACCTGCAGATAACTCAAGTACCCAATTCTCATCCGAGGTTTTCATTTCAATACTGTTAATCAATAGACGCTTTTCAATCTTCATTGTAATTGCGCCTCGATTTGTTTATTGAGTGTGTCAGCATTAATCGCCGGTGTTTCACCATCAACCGTGCGTTTTTTATTGTTCTTTTCGGCTTGCTGCTCGGCCACACTTAAATGCTCACGCAATTGAAAGCTCACTTGCCACGCAAGCAAACCGTCTTGTTCGACTGCTTGCACTCGACCTGCAAACCGAACTTGACGAATTTTAAGACCTTTGGCCACATCACTGCCGATCACAAACACCTTTCGCGTCCCATCTGTTTTTTTCATTCGCGCTAACTCATACAAACGAGATAACTTGGTAATGTCTCTAAAATCAATCAACCCTGAAATCGCCAACTCAGCCCCCTTTTCTCCTTGCTCTGCATTCGAGGTCGATGATGAAAAGCCCGACATGTCTTTTTCTTTGATTTCAAAGCTTGGATTTACACGGCAATTTTTTAAGTTAATGGATTCCCCATCTAACACTAATAAGGTCATGAAAATAACTCCGTAAAAAAATCCAAAGGGGTGTCTGACAGCATTAACGCGACCGCCGAGTGAGCATAATTTGCATTAGGCACATCAGCGTGTTCAATCATCGTAGCAATCGCATTGATTGAACCATCGACACAAAACACATGTACATCACCACTGATTTGACTGAGTGCTGTGATGCTAGTTTTTATATTGTTCAGTGTACTGACTCGTTTAATGCCTAACGCTTCAAGCTTTTGTACTACTGTGTTCTTATCACTCGAAAGACTCTCTAATTGCGAGAGTTGAGAGCCAAGTAAACTAGACGTATCTCGTAATGGATTGGTGTGTAAATGTTGCTTGGCTTTAAAGCGAGGCTGCAGCGGCGCACTTCTTATATCAAACTTGGTTTGCTCAATGGTTAACTCGCTGCTCGCTTGTCTTGCCGCCGCTTGCCATTGTGGGATTGGCACCACCGCACCAAAACGCTGCAGACTTTGTGTAAATTCGGCCAACGTTCTGGCACTCAATAACACCATCACCGCATACACATGGCCACCGGGTGTTTTGCTGTCATTTGGATCGCGTAACTTAAGGATCATTTGTTCAATGGCATTTTGTGAGGACAACACATGACCCGTTTCTTTTTTGTTGCCAATACCAAACTGATAAGGGGTAATACACAATTGCTGACCACTAACCAACAACCCATCAAGCTGCTGACGTAAACTAAGTAAAGCCAAAGCATCCGCGCTTAATGTCCCTTGTGAAAACGACGCCTTAGGCCCTACCTGAGACAAACGGCCATTGGCCGCTGTCATTTCACCATCAACATGGTTTAATACATCACACGCTTGCTGATGAATTCGATTGAGTGACGTTGGCCACTGTAAGGTTGAATGCTGCCAACTCATACCAATCCCGATAAGGTTGGACGACCGCATTCTGGAAAATCATCTTGCTGTACGTATTCATTTAAAAGAATGCGATCACCAAGTAGCGAAAAATACTCATCTTCACTGTAATGGGTTTTTCTTAGCTCTGAGTACAACTCTGGAATTTGCTTATCCTGAGCATAAAATAATAATTCAGTTTCAACCTTTGTCAGTTTGTCTTGCTGCCATTGCTTTTCGTCTTGCGCCCACACAAAACGATAACGAAGAGGATCGTATTGCCATTGACCAAGTTCCTCATTCCATGAATCAAATTGCTCTGGCTCTAATAATGTATGAGTGTTTGGAAGCAAACCAAGCTCTTCAACTTGGTAATCCCCTTTTTCATCGTTATCACGATCTTTGGAAAAAGCAATTTGCTCACGATGGTCTTCAAGCTGCTTCCACTTTCCATCCACTAAACGAACCGCGTATCCTTTCTTTACTTTGGGTGGTCTAGTAAACGTATGTTTTTCAGGTAAGGTAAAATTAAAGTCACTAATCAAAAGCTCTTGACCTTCTTCATTCCAATACGAATTTCCAATCTGAATTGGATAGACCGTCCATTTCTTTTCTGCGTATAGCACCGTTTGAGTTTCAGGGTCAAACTCTGGTGGTACTTCCAATACGGCCCAATCAGGATAATCACCATCAGGAGTACCAATAACAAAAAACTGACCAACAGGAGAGAAAAATTCATTTAAGGACTTATCCTCAACTTCTGACCATGTTTGATTTATTGCATCAAACTTGCCCGTCATTCCTTTTTTAGAGGGTTCATAAATCACCGTGGTGCAATCAGAACCAAGAGCCGTTCCTGCGGCTACATGCTCTTTATCATTACCTAACCACCAACTCTCAGAATGAATTCGAGAAATGTGTAATGTAATAGATTTCTTTTGGATCTTATTCATTAGGCTAATCTCACTATCCAATTAAATTTACGATGATTGATGGTATTTTTAAGCGCACCAAATAAAGCAATCATGACGCTATGAGCGTGTGAACCAATTCCGACGGTATGGGCATGATTGCCAGCTGCAGCAACCGGATTATTGGATGAGGTGTTATATCCTCTTTGTGTTTCTCCCCTTTCCATATATAAGCCAGAACCACCGACACCACCTCTAGCCCATCGATAAGGATGTATGTGATTACCTGTCGTATTACTTGTTTTGGTTCCTAAATTAGTAGAACTCACAGTGGAATTGGGATGTCCATGCTCTTTGACTTGACCCTCTTCATAAGCAAGGATCAATTCACCGTCTTCTTTACCCACAATCCCAAGACCACGCATATCAGGAATAATGCCATCTGGATACAGCTTGGCGAGTTCAGGATTGGCAATCACATCAAACCCTTGTCCTTTATGAATAGCAAAACCCTCTGGCGCAATGTCTGAGCCCCAAGGCAATGGCACTCCCACAGGACAAATTTTTGCAGCCAAAGACAGCCATAATTTATCTAATACGTATTTTTGAATACCACGCCAGAACTGTGGCAATTTAAGGTGTTTTGGCTCTTTCGATTCGTTATCAATATCTGCATCAGTAGCCGCATTATCCACTCGCTCAAACTCACCAGTACCGCCCACCAATCGGACATCACTGATATTTCCGGCACTGTCTATCTCTGCAATTTTAGTCAGATAGTGTTGAACACCATTGTCATCCACATGGTTGATTAATTCTGTGGTTGAACAAATCAATGACACCACCGTTTGCCACTGGCTTGTTAACTGGCCTTGAAAACTGGCGTCCAAATAAATACCGCTACTAGGAACGACATCATTAATGGTGATATTTTGTGTTGCATGACAACGCAAACCACCCACATAACCGGTACCTAAATTCGCGCTATATACGCTGTCATTTTTTTGGACTTGAAAACCATCGGTTAAAAACGTGGCGTGACCATAATGGTCAATATTAGATAAACGCTCACGTTCATCCATTCCAAACAAACGCGCTGTAAAATCAATCTGCCAAGTAGACGCATCGACATTAATGCCAGTGATACTCTTCGCGCCTGAATAGCCCATTAATACCGAGCGCGTAATACTGTTACCCGTAGCCACACCCGAAACACTTTTTTCTTTATCTGTATTGGGAAAGTGGCTAATTGCAGCAATGACGCCCGACGCTTTGTTTCTTAGCCCTAACCAGTTAAATGAAAAATCACCCACTGTCGTATCCATAATGAGTGAATACACCACCGCATTAGGATTAATAAAACCAGATTGAGATACATCCGCGACATAAACAATGTGCTCTGCAGGTGGTAATCCTTCTGCTCTATCAATTGGTGCGTTAGGATCTTGATTTGGTACTAACGCCAACACCATTTCATCTAAAACAACCGGTGTATTATTGGCTTCTTGTTCAGCCTTATAGCTTTCAAAGGCCAAAGTAATAGCAGATTGAGACATAATTATTCCTTTAGTTCTGCAACAGTGATGCCGTGTTCCCAATGAAGAGGTTGAGCAGTGAACTCAAGACTTACTGGTGACAACACTTCAAATTCATAGCGGCGACAAGTACGCCCGTAGTACGCAATAATTTGCCCAAGTAATATGTTATTGACTGCGAGTTGGTCATCCGATAATTGAATACTGATGATGTCAAAATCACGTTCAACCAATCGCTCTTTGACCTCAACATGACCAATACCTAATCGAGTAAAAATACGTTTAAACCCAGCGACTTCTCCGGCATCTTTTGCGTTCACAAACGCAAACTTCACACGCTTTCGATACAGCGCTAATGGCTCTCCATTAAAACGGGTAATGTCTCGCTCCCACGCCAATAGATTCAACACCGCAAGCGAGCACACCAAAGGATCCGATTGTTGTAATGGGAACAGCAACCACGTTCGAACCGTTTGAAACAGAGCTTGAATACCGTTGGCCAGAAAATACGGCTCTTTGATTTTCTCGCTAAGGGTGACACCATCCATCCACCAAGGCGGCTTTTGCTCTGGTAGAATTGGGGCTTCTTCTTCAGTGTTCATTGGCTAACTCCACCAATAAGGTTTGAATGCGAGGAATAGATAAACCACTCACGATGTCATCGCCTTGACCATCGGCCGTAATTTTCAAACTCATTAATCCGTCTTGATTCAAATCATTGTGAATTTGTTGGCCTAATCGACTCAATGAAAAACGGGTGTTCGGAGCGGTTTTATCGATACTATTAAATTCAGCGTTTTCTCGAAACGCACATCGAGCACGTTGCTCTACCCCTTTTTTAATGGTCTCTTTCATCGCCTCATCGATGCGCTCATCACAAAAGACCTGTATTGATAATTCATGTTGGGTTTCAGCAATCGCACGACAAGTGAGAATGTCCCCATGTCCATGATAACCCTCGCCCATGATGTAATTATTGAGCTTATCAAGTAGGCTCGTTGGCGTTTCACCGACATCCATTAAGATAAACGCCGTCGAGCTGCCCGGAATAATATGTCCTGTATTTTCAAAGAAAATAAGATCCGAACGAATGCCTGCTACCGTTGCAATAATAGAGCGATACACCGCATCAATATGGTAATGCCCAGCAGCAGTAAATTGATTTCGAGTACGAAGCATTAAATCATCGTCGGTTTCATCTTCCGTCCCAAGGCGAGTAATGTAATCACTCTGAGTCACCGCACTTATAATGCCCGACACCGCTTGTGGCAAAATACTGTAATAACCCGCACTCAAGTTATACGCGATACCTCCATGCTCAGCTTCTGCCAATACCTCACCATTGATGTCACCTGCAGGAAGAAGCGTGTCTTCTATCACTATTAATCGATAAATAGTGTCGTTCACACGCTCTGTTTCAATGACCGTTCCTTTAGAAATATTAACTGCAGTATCACGATCTTCTTTTGTAAACAGAACCACACCACGCATTGATTGTTTGAGTTGTCTTTCAAGCCCCACTTCCCACGCTTTTAAATCGGCATATACTCCTTTGGCCGTAGCTGCAAACATATTGGGTAATACGTGAGTGGCAAGTAAGACATTCACAAGCCAAAGTACCGGCGCAATCACCACCGCTTTAATCAAACGCCAGAACGGAGACATGACTGAATCATTACTGATGTTAGAGCCTGCCGCTTCAACCTCTTTTTTTAGCTCGGCTTCAATGGCCTCTTCGGTGGTTAGAATGCCACTGTCATTGATGATTTTTTCAAAATCGACCGTTGGGCGTAAGCTCATATCTGTACCTCCAAAGTAACCGGACCAAACTCTTCGGTGTCTGCCGTCAATAAAATGAGTAACTCGTTTTTTGTACTGGCTCCCATGTCGGTGGCCGTGGCGCTGCCTGCCACAATGCGTTCGTCTTCTTCAACAAGCATTTCAATTCGAGTCAGCACATAATCACGTTTAGCTTTGTTTCGCTCTGCAGATAATTCTCTCGCAATCCCTGACTCTAAAATGGAATGCACCACATCCTGACCAATACTTTGGCGGTTATCGGTCATGATAGGCTGCGCCCCTAAATCAAAATCCATACCACCATCAGTCACTAATACATCAACGTATTTTTGCTCACTCATCCCACATCCAACTCTGAACGCTCATCTAAATCAGCCAATGACAAACTGCTCGCTGTGGTTGTGATGTACACATCCCCCATGTGAACCTGTTTCCCTGAATTCCCCTTAGATGACTTCGCTACTTGAGCCGCAAAACTCTCTTGTGGCTCAATGCCTCCCACACCACTGTTTAGATAGTTTCCAATCGGTGCCGTTTTTGCTCCAACTTCAATGTCATCCATTGCGATTTGGCTCGGGACTTCTGGCATGGACACTGAGCTCTCACTGCCAATATCTATTCCTGGTATTAAATTGATTTTCTCAACAACCCAATCAATAGTGGCCCCTAATTTCTTAAAGAAATCAATGTTACTAAAGGCCGCTTTTAGGTCATCCCACCAATAAATCACAGCAGCGACCGCCGCTACAATCAAACCAATGCCAATAATGATGGGTAACATTGGCACTTGAGCCAATGCCATGGCTAAGGTTGCCGCAATCGCAGCGGATCTCATGGCAAGCAAACCGCCGCGCATTAACGCCATCACCCCATTAAAGATAATGGTTGTGGTTGTCCATCCGGCAGTCGCTAACTTAGCAATGCCTGCCACCATCGAAAACAGAGAGACAATTCCGGCAATCGATAACAAGGCAACCCCTGCATAACCAATAAACTCGGCAAGCACCGGATACTCTTGGGAATAACTCACAAGCACCGTTAATCCATTAGATAACGCCCCAGCAACACGATTAATGGCCGGTAAAATAAGCCCTCCAACCGCCGCACGAATAGCAAACCATGACGCTTCCAATCTTTTACACTGGTCAGTTTGCGCTTTCGCCATTTGAGTGGCTTTATCCATTCCCGTTACTTTGCCCAATGTCTGCATAGACTTGGCCAGTCCATTGGTGTCAGTCATCAATAACTTAATCATGCCAACCGCTTCATCACTGCCGAACGCTTTCTTAAGTGAATTTCCTTCCGCCACATCTATCGTGTCACCAAACTTGGTTTTCAATTTCCCTAGAATATCGAGCATTGGCAACATTTGGCCTTGGCTGTCTGTAAAACTCATGTTGAGTTTGTCTTGCGCCCCAGCAACCCCCGTTAAAAATGATTTGTATTTTGTACCGGCTTCACTGCCTGACATCGTGGCCTGCAACGTACCAAGAATGGCCATTTGCTCATTCATCTTAATGCCGGCAGAAGTCGCATTGGCTCCAACACTGGTGAACGCATCACTCATGCCTTTACCCGTGGTTTTAAACATCTCCACCGATTGCGCCGTCATGCCTGCGACTTGCTTTGACCAAATTCCTGCACCCATCTCATTGGCTTGGTTTTTAAATACCCCATACATGGTGCCCATGTAACTGGTGATGGTTGCCGTATCTGCTTTAGTGGCGGCGGCTAATACCGCCGAGCTTTTGGTAATATCAGAGAGTTGATCCCCATTGATACCAGAAAAGGCCGACTGAATATCATAAGAGGCGTTCACAAACTCAGTCGCCGATTTCCCATACTCGGCCGAGAACATCAACGCGGTGTTTTTAAGTTTATTTAAATCCTCTCCAACCACACCCAGTGAAGCCACTTCACCCAGTTTTCGGTCCATTTCAATGGCTGGCATCAATGCCGATTTAATGGCGAGACCCGACGCAATTAACCCTGCTGCACCGCCAGCCACTTGATTCATTCCGGCGCGACCTGCATCAGAGACATTGGTCACCTCCGCGCCAATGGATTTCAGCGGTTTGGTGGCTTGGTCAATGATGGCCACTTGCAGCATTAATTTATCAAGACTTGATGCCATGCATTCCCTTACTCACTATTTCGGACCGCCATTCAATCCACTTGCCACCGCTTTAGCCAATTGCTCAGTTCGGTGTTTTTCAAGCCACAAAGCCCGAGCCAAAGAGTCTTCTGAATCGTCTTCATTGGGCAAATGGCTACGCCTAAAAATCAACGCTTGCTCAATAAAGTTGCTCTCAATGGCCTTGGCTCGTTGGGTTAGTTTTTTACTTCGATTTCCAGATCACATTCATACAGCTCATTCACTTTATTAAGCAGTTTCATCGCCATACCCGGTTTAGAAAGAAAGTCATTCAAATTCTCTTTATCCGCAGGCAACACGATGCGACGCAAATAGTTCATAATGGGAGCCATCTTGTCGTTCGGCTGCATTTCATTAATGTATTTGTTGTACGCCACCATGTTTGGTTCAAATCGCAATTGAATACCACCGACGGTTAATACAATGCTGTTGCCTTCTTTTGCTTTGGTCATGATTTTTCTCGCTTCTCTAACAGTTTATAAATTTGGTCGAATCCGGTTTGGATTTGGCGCTCTACTCGCTCCGCCAAATCCTTTACCTCGGGTTTAGTGGCGTATCGTTCAGCCACATGAATTTTCAAATCGGACAGCTCTTTGGTCATCGAAAATAACTTAGTAATAAGAGCCGTCAGTAATAAGGTTAAAAAACTGGCAATGGCAACAAACGCATTCACCCAACTAGGATCCATAATTACTCCTTAGTAGGCCGCACCTCGCGAACTTCTTTTAATCGCTTACCCTGCAATGACATCAATACGTCATCAACCGTCTCTTGCATGACATCGTTGGTCGTCAGTGATTTTAATTTCTCTAACCCCCACACCACCAAGCGAGTGGCAAAACGCTCAACAATCACTTGCCACGTAATTTGCAAGAAAATACCTTTCACAATCTCCCACAAACTTTTCCCGAAAATACCCATTAAAAAATTCATGATTACTCCTTCATAATCGTTAGTTTTGCAGGCTTACCGCCCAACTCTTTCATTAATGCCTTAAACGCAGTGCCTGAACTAACAACACTCCACTCACCATCAAGAAAACCAAAGTCCACACCCGGCGCACCACAACCAATAAGCTGCGAGGGTTTATTGGCGATATGCCACAAACAGGCGTCTCGAATACTTGGACCTGATACCGTTACGCCTAAATACTCAGATTCAAGGGCGTAACACTCACCGTATTTATTGCTAACATGCGGAAGCAGATCATAGTCACCTTCAGGAACGCACGATTTGAACGGCTCGTTATTAGCCCAAACAGGTTCAACAAAACAGCAAACACGACTGCCATCCGAGCGAAATAAATAGGAATACGTGCCGTGTTCAAAGTAACGACGCTTTAATTGGTAATACTTCATAACTTCCCTTTATCATCTAATTCTTGGCAAGTGACACAATATTCACACCCTTGCTGAGCGTCTTGTCGTGCCTTGGGGATCTCATCACCACATTCCAAACAATGGGGTAAACTTTCATGATGAGAATGTCGTTTGTTTTTTGCGACTTGCTCACCGACATACGCGGCGCACAATCTCATATCGAGCTCTGAAGCTTGGTCTAATGCGTCCATATTTCCCCTTAGAAATTACGAATGTCATAATCAGATAAATACGGCACACCATTAAGCTTCACAAAATCAGAGCCCGTTACAAACCCTTTCACTTTGTGTTTAGTCAGCTCTCCGCCTTTTGAATCAACATTTAATACGTCCGATAACAGCAACTTCACTGCATCCAATTCAACCTTCATTTCTTCTTCGCCATTGTTGGCATAAAAGAGAGCATCATGAGGTTTCATCCCACGCCAAGATCCAGATTTACGCGCCGCATCAATCAGTAAATTGAAGTTCTTAGTTGAGAGTTCATACTCAACGTCCGCCCCCACTTCACCATCAATATGACCTTTTGGAATACCACGCTCTTTCGCCACGACAGTGCCATCATCAATAGTGACTGTTGCTGTTTCAACATGGATAAATGTCCCCATGATCTCCACATCAAAACTGCTTCCAGATAAACGAGACATTATTAATTCCCTCCCGGGTTACTTAAATCGAGCATTAAATTGATGGTGATTTTTTTCGGACAATCCGTAGGTTGAGCCGTGATATATAGCTCTACTTCCGTTTTGGTTTTCCATGCAATCGTGATGTCTTCATCTTTTGGCGGCATAATGTCACCCACAAATGGGACACCATTCACGACGGTTGCTTTGCCCATGACTTTTAAGTCACGCATGAAATACATCTTGGCACTGGCCATGGATTGCGGTTGTGAATTGAAGTTACGATCACCAATTCGAGTCACCGCACGAATACGCATCAAGCGAGCGACCTTATCCATCACTCGACGATTCTCAACCACCTGATAATCACCGCCTTCAATATCAAGCATTCGACCATCAGCCCAATAGATCCCATCAACATCCGGATACCACATTGGCACCGACAGTCGATTCTTTTCTAAGGTTTGCAACGTGGCCAGTTGCAATGTCACGCCGTCTTTATCTGTTGGCAGAGTCACATCACCAATCAATGCCCCCGTCATCACGCGGCAAGGCGAATCGGCAATAGATACTGAGCGATTACTTAACCGTCCCATTAACTTGCCAAGCGCATCCGTCCAAATTGCAGGAATGATCATTACGCCATCTGCCGCAATGGTGTCTTGCAATGCAACCATCGCCGCTTCCCAATCAGACCACGCTTGCTCTGCAATCAATGCAGTGGTTAGTGCAACGAACTGCCAGCGACCAAACTTTGCAATCAATTCATTACGAAAGGTTTGCGCCGCAGAGACCTCCACTTTTGTTTTGATAGGCTCACACACCACAATGCCTTCAAAGCTTTGGGTTTCTTGTGCTTTACGAGCCCCATCGGTCCAATTAATTTCATCGTCAGCTAATACATACACCGCTGCCGTCCAATTCTGTCCAGCGTTTACCATCGCTGCCAGTAGATTGGATTTTAAAAGACTCGCCTCTGATCCTAATTGCACATCAAAATCCGTTTGCGTATTAACCGACAGCACCTTGCCTTGGTTTGCGGATGCCTTTCCGATGAAAAGAGAGTGGCGTTCAACTTCACTCACCTCACCTTGCATCATGTTCTTTTGGTTAACTTGAACCGTAGGGAATGTCATTTCTGCCCTCTCATTTCATTGCGTGTCATTGTGGTTAATGCCTCTCTATCAATCTCAGCAAACGGTCTTGCAGGCATTGGGACATCCCAACGACTTAACGGTGACTTATCACTGAGTATTCGAATAATTAACCCGGCTTGTCCCAAACTTAAATTTTCCGTTATCCATTTCAAAGGCGGTTTTCTTAACTTTCCTTTTCGCCCTTTTGGGGATAACCGTCTTGAAAATACTTTATAATCCAACTCTCGTAATCGCTTCGCTTGAGTTCGAGTGGCGGCTGAATCACTATTAACACCGTTCTTTTTTAACCCTTTCATGGATTGAGCTTTTGAGCCCTTTTGGTCAATCCCATGGTGATGAATAAACGCCACCTTTGCAGATTGAGCCACTTTCCATCCAATCGTTGCACCACTGGCAGAGACCTTGGTCACCGTCATGTATCTCGCAATACCCGACTGCATTTTTCCTTTACGTCGGCTTTTGCGTTTTTCCCACGGTGAGCCATTTGGTGTCTTTTGTGCTCGTGCATTCTTTTTTGATTGCTTAACCGAGGCTTTAGACGCTTTAGCTAATATCCGTTCACGTTTTTTCGGGGGCAGCGATAAGGCTTTTACTGTTTCTAATACCGCTAACTCGGTCTTTTTATCAGGCGTAATTGAGATCATTTCTCTGACTCAATCAACGTGACATCATTCCCCGAGTGTAGCCATATTTTGTCTGCGACCCACACCTCATAAGGCTGTAAGCTGTAGGTCTTACCTCGAAACGTGATCTCACCCTTGTCATCTTCAACCACCGTAATGGTTTCAATAAAAGGCACTGAGACTTCAATCGTGACGGTATTGTCAGATTCAGGCTCTACCGAGTACGACGGCTCACCTAACTCGAATGTTTCTCGATCAGGATCGTTATCCATGACCCACGCCATCATCGTGGCAATCACCACCATGGGATTCACTTCTTTAAACGGAAACTCTTCAATACTAAATACCGCGTCGTATTCCATTTTCCCAAGCTCTAACCCAAGCCCCATGTGCTTTGGTGTTAAACGTAAACCCACATTTTCCATCCAAGAATCAACTTGTCTGTGGAGTCGTGTTGGCATAACGCTTAACATCGCCGCTGTCAGTCCTTTAAGTAAATAGCCTTGCTCTACTTGCTCAGTCATAGCAATTCAATCCCTACGCGGCTTTTGCCTTTAATCGCTCGAATGTGTTGCTGACTTTCAGCAAGTAGACTGTCTCTTGTTTCTGGCTCACGCTCGGCCACGTTATCCCCAGCGTCACGTAATTGAGTTGTCGCAAACTCCGGTAATAACTCCGATTTAGCCCGAGCAAATACCGCATTTTCATACAAGATGATAAGCAGATTCTTATCGCCAACTTTCGGCTGACCTAGAACATCTTCCGCCTTATTAATGCCTTCGGCCTCGTATCCTGTTTTTACGGTTATCAATGCAAGATTAATTTGAGCAACCGCAGCGGCAACAGCGTAAGCAATCGTGTCTTTGTCCATCTCCATTGGCGGCGCACGACGCTTTTCAAAATCACCGACATTTAAGTCAGGCCAAAAGCCATCGTTCTCGATCACGGTGTCTTGATATTCATTGTCTGTTTTGCCATTAAACATACGGATGCCTTTTACTTTGTGTTGTTAAAAATTGGTGCGCCTCTAAGCCACTGGTCAACACGTTACATTCAGCACATCGCTAATGAACGTTTGCCAGTTGAGGCGCATGGCAGGGAGTCGTTGCTCTACAAATTCACACCTTCTTTTAAGGCTCGAATTCGTTGATTAATGTTATCTAACACCGTTTTCACTTTTGCTTTGCCATAGATGTTGTCCGCTTCAGTAAGCAGCGCATGTGCTTTCTCTAACGTTTCGACATCACCAACAGACGACGCTCGTGGATGACCATCTTTATCTCGTAATAAAAATAAACCGGCGAACTTAAAATACTGACAAGTGAGCCTTTCACTCAAACGCCATTTTTCTCGCACTTTTTTAAAGGTCTGTGAAAAATACGGATCAATCGAATGACCCATGTTTGACATTTTATGTGTCCACTCCAGCACATGACCTGCACAGAACGTGGCCAAATCACGGTTAAACGGAGACGTCACGCCAAGCTCAATCGCCTTATCACACCATTCAATTGCGGTATCTAACTCTTCAATATCAAAGAGCCAAATGATCATCTGAGAAAACAACGGATTATCATACGTTTCTTTATTTGCTAAATAGTCCTCAATAGATGGACGATATTTAGGTATAAGCACATCACGTTTATGAGTAATTTTGTCTTCGATACGGTTAATGCTTTTCAGCACCGCCATGTCGTTTTCTAATTCAATCAACAATAAATGTAAGCTTTTAGGCTCAAGGCTCGACACCAACATAGACGGCGTTTCTTTTGCTAATATCGCTTGGCGTTGTTTTGCTAACGGACTGGCCATGTTTCTTTCCTTATGCCGCAGGTTCAACAATCGTGACTGATTCAATCGCCGCAAATTTCTTATGGTTACCGACCGCGTACCCTTCCATACGAATATGGTTTGCTTCATAACGCAGCTCATCGTCATTGTTTTTCTGACGACGCTGTTGCGTGTTCGATTGAGTCAACACTTGCAGGTTCTTGGTGTTCGTCACCCAAATCTGAGTGGCTGGAAAGAATGGCGGTGTATACGCTTTTTTACCTGCAATGGTTTTTGCCAGTGATTGTGCCGCTTTATGCTCTGTTGGAGAATCTGCCGCTTCAAGCAATCGGTGCTGCTCGGCCGCCACTAAGTCAGAGCCAACAAGCACAACCAGATCAGGATCTTGACGATGCTCTGGTGCAATGGTCGTATTAATTAAATCTTGAACCAAAGAATCCAGATTTTTATACGACTCCGCCGTGTTACCCGTAGGATCTAACTTCACACTTGCTAATACTTGAGCTTTGGCTTTTTCTTTAACAATGGTTAACCACCCTTTGTTAACGTCTTCGCCCAATGGATTAGCCGATGGATCGGTTGCATCTGCAATCGTTTTACCGTTAAAACCCACACGCAGAATATCAAGCGCAAACACACGAGTGATGGCATTAAGCATTAACTTAAGCCACTCGCCTTTTTTGCCCGAGTTCGCCCATTGCGTCATGGTTTCCCATAAAATATGTGCGCCTGAATCCGTTTTGGTCAGTTCATACGTATTACCGCTTTGACCCATTTCACGACTAAAACGACCTTTAGCAGTACGACCTGTAGATAAACCACTGTTACCGACATCGATCACTTGACCTTTAATTTGAGGTACTGATAGCAATGAAATCAAACCAAGAAACGCATCTGATTCAATAATCATCTGACGTAATGTGGTTTCCATTGGCGGCGTAATATTAAACGTACTGTAAGGTGCGTCTGAGCCTGCTGCCGTTGATACCGCTAAACTAAATTCAGCAAGGTATTGAGTTGAAAGTGCATTCAGCATTAACAGATTGCTCCTGCAGTAAATTTGTCATCATCACCGACCGCTTCATTCGGACGCTGCCCCGGAACTTCTTTTGAAAGCTCTGCAAACTTGGTCTCTAACCCTGTTACTTTTTCAGCAAGTGGGGTGAGTTGTTTTTCAAGCTCTGCACTAAATTGTTCAGCAGTAAAATGCTGTGGTTGCTCATCGGTTTCCACCGGGGCGGTTGCTGGTACTTGCTTAGAAAATTCGTCTTTGAGCTCATCTTTAAGCTCTGTTTTTAGCACACTAAAATTTTCTTTTAGTGCTTCTGCTAATTCTTCTTTTGTCACATCAATGTCCTCGGGCTCTTGAGGTTCAGCAAATTGCTCAGGCAACTTGCCACCAGATTGGAAATAATTGGCGATCACACCAAAGGCATCTGCAATCACGTTTTTTGAGTAGCATTCATCTAAGTTAAACGCTTCTAAATGACTGCACTTAATGATTGAGTCAGGCTGATACCCCTGAATGTCACTTCCTTGTTTTGAAAACTGTAGGCGCGTTGTACCTATGGACGCTGGAGAGTCAGTCACTGCTAGTCCCATGAGATACGCTTTGCCGGTGCTTTGAAAATTGGGATGAATTTCAATTGAGGTATACAGCTTTTGCCCTTTTTTATTGGCAGAGAGTAATAGGCTGTTTGGCATCAATTTAGATAACAGTCGCCACTTGCCCGATCTCTTTTCTGCTTTTACATGTAGAACCTCCCCCCAATTATTTCCTTCAAATACATTCCAATGTGAACGTGAGTGCTCAGGCCAAATAAGTGCGGCATAAAGCTCTGGAGAATATGACTCCCCCATTTCTTTAATTTGTTTCTCACTGATCTCGCGACCATCAATAGTCACGCCTTCAGTAGCAACAATTTTCCACTCACTTACTTTGCTCATCTCGTCTCACAATATGGTTAATGCCGTGTCAGTGAGAGCAACAATACGCCTTTGAATCACGAATATCAGTCAGTTCAATTCCGACAAATTCGGATATTGGCAAAAACGGAATTTATCGGAATTCAAGATGGATATTTGCCATTTTTCAGGGCGTATGATGCAGAGAAATACACAAAATAAGAGAAGACATGGCGTACTCACCGGAAGTAAGGCAAGCAGCACGAGCCTTATATTTGAAAGCTTGGACACCCAAAGAAATTGCCTCAGAGCTCAAACTCAGCAATGAACGCATTCTTTATTATTGGGCTGACCGTTATGGTTGGCGCGATATGTTGCGAGAGCATACGGTAGACGAAGCCATTGCCACTCGTATTCAAGCCATCTTAGAAATGCCAGAGCCAAGTAAAGGTCAAATGGATTTACTTGAGCGCTTAATCAAACACCACACCAATTTAAAAAAACTACGCTCGCAAGATGTGCAAGCAGAGAAAAATACAAGCAGCGGTCCATCAAAAAAACAGTCTTCTTCTGAGCCGAAAAAAGAGAAAAAGCCAAAAGGAAAAAATAAAAAGAATGGCGTTGACCACATCACTGAAGAGGATTTTACAGCGTGGCATGACTCGTTGTTTGAATATCAACTTACGATGCGTGACAACGTACATCAGCGAACGCGAAACATTCTTAAATCTCGCCAAATTGGGGCAACGTTTTATTTCAGTGGCGAAGCATTAGAAGACGCTATTTTAAGCGGTGATAATCAACTTTTTCTTTCTGCATCGAGAGCCCAAGCCGAAGTATTTAGAAGCTACATTATTGCGTTGGCCAAAGAGTTTTTAGACATCGATCTTACGGGTAATCCGATTGTGTTATCCAACGGAGCTGAACTTCGCTTTCTATCTACCAACGGCAAAACCGCACAGAGTTATCACGGTCACCTTTATGTTGATGAGTATTTTTGGATCCCTCAATTTGATGCAATTAAGAAAGTTGCATCAGGCATGGCCACGCACACAAAGTGGCGTAAAACGTATTTCTCTACCCCCTCGTCAAAAAGCCACCAAGCTTACCCATTCTGGACTGGTGACCAATGGAGAAAAGGCAAAGAGTCACGTGAAAAAATTGAATTTCCAACCTTTGACGATTATCGAGACGGTGGCCGTCTTTGCCCAGATAAACAATGGCGTTACGTCGTCACGATAGAAGATGCGGCTAATGGCGGTTGTGGCTTATTTGATATTAAAGAGTTGCGAGATGAATACAGTAAGGAAGATTTCGACAACTTGTTTATGTGCATCTTTGTTGATGGAACGCATTCTGTTTTCAAATTTTCAGCACTGCAAAAAGCCATGGTCGATGCAACGCACTGGAAAGATTTTAAGCGTAATAATTTACGGCCATTCGGCTCTCGTGAAGTGTGGCTTGGGTATGATCCCTCTCGAACCCGAGATAACGCTTGCCTAGTGGTTGTCGCTCCACCCATTGTCGCCCCTGAAAAATTCAGAATACTTGAAAAACATTATTGGCGTGGGCTGAACTTCCAATATCAAGTGGCTCAAATCACTAAAGTATTTGAGCGTTATAACGTAAGTTATTTAGGGGTTGATACCACAGGAATTGGTGCTGGTGTATGGGATTTAATCCATAAGAAATACCCACGCGAAGCTCACGCAATTCCTTACAGTAACGAAAGTAAAAACCGCTTAGTCATGAAAATGATTGATGTGATTGAATCTGATCGTCTTCAATTTGATGCCGAGCATAACGACATCGCCATGGCATTCATGGCGATAAAACGAGCCCCAACCAATTCAGGCAATGCCATGACATTTAAAGCAGAGCGCAGCGAGCTGACAGGCCACGCCGATGCATTTTGGGCAATTTCACACGCACTGATTAATGAACCTCTTGATCACAAGCAAAAACAAAAATCGACTTGGCAGATATAACCCATGACTGAAGAAAAACTCACTACCACTGAACCTTCCGATGAAAGCATCATTTTTAGCTTTGGCTCACCAGAAATCATGAACAGTGATTTTAGTAACTACGAATACAGTGAATTATTTTATAACGACACCGATGATTATTGGGAGCCGCCACTCGATAGAAAAGGACTAAATAAACTAACTCGCGCCAATGCATATCATGGCTCTATTTTAATGGCGCGTCGTAACATGATTTCAGGTCGCTTCATTAAAGGCGGTTTACGAAAACAACAAGTTCAAGCGGCCGTGCATGACTTCTTGGAATTTGGGGACACTGCCATTCTAAAACTGAGAAATCACTTTGGCGGTGTGGTTGGTCTTTACCCACTGCCAGCCATGTATTTACGTAAAAACAAAAAAGGAAATTTTGTCCTACTTGAGCGTGATAACAAAACACGGATATACAAAAAAGAAGACGTTATATTCATTAAACAATACGATCCAGTGCAGCAAGTTTATGGTGGTCCCGATTATCTTGGTTGTGTGCAATCGGCATTATTAAGTGAAGATGCAACCACGTTCCGCCGCCGTTATTACAAGAACGGTTTACACATGGGGTTTATCTTCTACGCTACCGACCCAAATTTGAGTAAAGACGACGAAGACGATTTAAAACAAAAAATGGCAGCAAGCCGTGGCATTGGTAATTTTCGTTCGATGTTCATCAACATACCTAATGGTAATGAGAAAGGTATTCAACTCATTCCTGTTGGTGACATTGCCACCAAAGATGAATATGAAAAGATTAAAGACGTGACTGCTCAAGAAGTGCTGACAGGTCATCGCTTCCCTGTTGAGTTGGCCGCTATCATTCCAAACGGCGGAACCCGTGGTGACCCAATTAAATTCAATTATGTTTATAATCAGAATGAAGTCATTCCCTCTTGCGAGATGTTTATGGATGCGGTGAACTCTGACGAGGAAGTGCCAAAAAACTTACATTTTGAATTTAATTTGGAGAATTCAATGGAGTAAGAACGCTTTATTTTTTCTGCTATAAATTGAAATTTTACTTTTGGCCTGAAATTCCCATTCAGGCCTTATTGACAAAGGGCTAAGAGATCTTTTTCAGATCTTTAATTGAAAACATGATCTTTCCAAAAAAGACCACGGAAAAAGTGAGAGCCTTTGTTTATCAAACACTTAAAGAAGACATAACCAGGTACTACACACTTCATAATTTCAATTTACTGAAATATTTTTCAATTTACGAAATTCTTAAAATCAGACAATTTAATTTAACTTCAATAAGTTACCCATTAAAACCACTGAAATAAAACTGAAAAAATTAAAAAAAATGAGGCGGAGCGCGTAGGTAGGAGGAGTGATTTTTCCGTGGCTTTCTTTCTGTTTTTTGTCAGCATCTTAACGACCTGAAACTGTACATAAACACAGCATTTAACATATAATAGAAAGGTCAGTCAGTGAGGTATCTTATGAGAGTTCTTTGTCCAGAATGCGGAGGGAAAAGCTGCATTCAAAAATCTAATCGAATGTCTGTTAATTATTCAGATTTATACTGCAGTTGTAATGACCCTGAATGTGGTCACACTTTTGTTATGAATTTAAGTTTTAGCCATACACTAAGCCCATCAGCTAAGACAACATCCCAAATAGCAATTGGGTTAGCCCGTGGATTGGCACCTGAGCAGCGCAAGGCCTTACAGTTAGAACTTTCTATCTTATAGACAAAAAGAAGCCCTCAACTAGAGGGCCATTTTTTGTGATTCAGCTTCATCAGCCATTTGGATAATCATTCGTAGAGCATCCATCTTTTCAGGTTTCAACTCCTCTTTTTGGTCAGCAACGACTAATCCTACTAGATACATAGCAATGCCACTTTTGCTTTCACCATGAGTACTGAGCGCAGTACCCTCTAAAATAAATTCCATTGCTTCTAGGTATAATTCTTTATTATTCATAGCATTGCCACGCCTTAACCATTTGACCTGTATAAGAATACAGTATTTTACTGTATAAATAAACAGTACTTATTTTAGAGGTGATATGCCCCACACTTTTAAACTAACGGCCACTCATCATCACCAAATTCATATTCGGGGAAGATTGAGAGGTTTGGTTGTTGATATTCGTCAGTTTTTGACTCGTTTGGTGGCTCTGGCCAACCTTTAAAATCAAGCCATCGTAAATCTTCCGGCTCTTTTTCTATTTCCATCAGTTCAGGTGGGCGAATGTTCCCTTCTTCATCCACGTAACCTGAACGTATTTTCACCTTACGACCATCATCGAGGTTCAAAGAACTGCCTTTCATAAATGCATTAAGTGCATGTTCATCAAGGGATTCAGGTTTTTTACCTAAAGGCGTTAGTATTTTAGATAGCTTATCGCTCACCTGTCCTTTTTGATCCTTTTCGGGATCGTCCGTACAGTTATTGACAGAACTCCAAGGAGCAGCTGCGCTGCTATCAAGAGCAAGAGCCTCCGCTTCAAGCTCATCGAATTTCTTAACCTTGTTTTGAATCGTCCACGTTCTAACGCGAGTTTTAATGAACTCACCAGCTGCAAGTATCCCTTCCACCTTACGGATGGTTTCAGAGTAACGAGAAGAAAACGGTAACTCTTCATAAGCATTACGAACAATCAAAGCAGCACGTTTAACGAATGGGCCACCCTGCCCCATTATGTAACCTTGCCAATTACCTTCATCAGCAGAACGCATGGTTTTAATCACACTTCCATTTGGATGGGTAACGGTTGGTTGATAAGCATCACCTAAACGTTTCATTAGGTCAGGTTTAGTAAATGCGGCATCTGGTTGTTGTGGTCCTACATGGGTAAACACCATCGAGCGATAAACAGTTAATAACTGTGAACGTTCTTGAGAGTGTAAGAAATCCATATAAGAAGCTTTATCAAGATTGGCCAAGCGGCGTAATTCACGATAAGTGGTAACTGGTGCCCCACCAATAAATTGAAATTGACGAATGTTCCAGCGGCTTTTCCAAGCACTGACATTCTTGGCCATGTCTTTAATTGGCTTATCAGTTTCATCAGAAACCGCATCATCCATCGCATAGCCATCAATATTTTTAGAAATGTATTTAGCAATGTAACCAGTAGCAGAGCCCTGTTCAGGGTCTATGTCTTTCACATCACAACGCGCAGAGTGATCAAACTCTCCGCTTTTCATTAATTCTTGTTTGTCTTCTTTTGTCGCGTAATCGATGAAGATACGAATAATCTCAGCTTTATCTTCAGGCTTACACCATAGAAGTAAATGCCAGTGTGGTGTTCCATCATGATGCGGTTCAGCAACGCGAATCCCAAACCAACGAAATTCATCACGGCCTAGCTTAGCGCGAATACGTGACCAAACCCCATTTAAGTAGATTTGAGCATCACGAGGACTTGCACCACTCCAATGAGGAATAAATCCGCCACGTTGATAACTGTTATGATATTTACCCGGAGTCGTTAACGTTAAGAACAAACCACAAAGCCCCATTTCATCTGCGATATTTTCACAGCCTCTGGTTCTTGTCATAAGCTCATGGCGACGAATAGCCGGATTCGACACGCTTTTTAAAACCATGTCTTTTAATTCACATTCTTCTTGGGTTTCTTCATCGATGAGGATTTTGTTTTGAATTGCATCCCAATTGCGCTTTTGCTGTTCTTGGTGTTCACGAACGCAATCATAAGAGCAATAAGCCGAGGCACGTTTTGATACCTGCCCCATAGCAATGGCCAAATGCTCACGCATGATTTTACGTGCTTTCACTAAGCGACCACGCCACCATTTTTCATCCTGCATTCTGAAAATATCGCTGTAGACATCTTCTGCAGTAAGCTCTTTCTTTTTCTTATGAGGCGCAGCAATGCCAAAGCTATAAGTTAATGCAACTAAACCCTCAAATACCTTAATAATACCGGCATCAATTTCTTTATCTGTTTCACCGTTGTGCTCAATACTTAACTGAGTGAAACGGTCTTGTATGATTTTAGATATTTTAAATGCCATATCTTTTAACTCGTCTAACTCAAGCTCTGCAAGTAAACGGGACTTTGGCTTTTTAGGCTTAACAACTTCAAGGTTAAATTGAAGCTGGCCAATGCTTGGAGCTTCGTCTTCATCAAAATCGAATTGATCAATGTCTTCATTCATCAATTGAATTTTGTTGTATGTTGGTAAATGGCGGTAACGATAAAGCACCACGCTTACACGACGCTGCAGTTCGCCACCCATTTTCTCTGTTAAGAATTTAGCCGCTTTTGCACGACCGTCTTTTTTGAAAATTGAGATATAACGATCAGCAAAGTACCTTGCTAAGTAATTAGGTAAGCCAGAAAAGAACTGTTTGCGCCATTCGTGATTTACTCTATCTACTAGATAAAGCTTACGCTCAACAATCGTCATATCATCAGGTTCTTTGTTCTTAACTGATGTATCAGGTAAAAGTGTTAGGATCTCTTTTGGTTTTTGAGGGAACACGCACAAACCACCAAAGCTTAAACAAGCTTTAGTGGCTGCACGTTGTTCTTGGGATGTGAAAGTAAGCTTCTTTGCCATTAGAGTTCAGCAAACTCCTGTGTATCGCAAACCATATACCCACCAGAGTTATTACCTCTAACAATTATGCCCTTAGTGATATGTTCACACTTTAAGCTTTCACAAGCGTTATCAATGGCTAGTTCTTTTGATTCAAACTCACCAAGCTCTTTCACTTGAATTTCATTTGAATCATCATCACGAACTACCCCACCGCCACTGTTTAAGATTACCGCTAAGAAACGAAGCATGATTAGTTCCCTTTTCTTTCAAGAACAACATACAACTCAGACCAATCACTTAACTGATTTTCTGTAGGTGCATGACCATGATTTTGCATATAAGCAATCGCCATTTTTGCTAAGAATTTATCTTTGCTCATGCTGTTACCTCTGCGTTGTCTTTTGCTTTAATGATAAATTCAGCCAGCTGGCTTTCTAACGAAAGAGCATCTTCAAGTGCTGATGATTCATCAAGCGTTAGACTTACCTCCAACAGCGCGGGTGTACCCTTTTTATCACTCGGCCCCCAAACAACAAGATAGAACGATGATGCTGCTGCTGAACTCACAGAACAATAAGCAAGGTACGGTTTTGGCATATCTAACGTCATAGCAATAATTGAATTAATCACTGCCAATACATCGCGCTGTTGGATAGCTTTAAGATTATCTTTCGCTACAAGCTCAACATCGCCAGAAATAGATTTTGTTCCATCAATAAAACGAGAGAATAACGCTACCGTTTTTCTTTCTGTTGCTTCCATTTTTTCATGCAGTTCATTCGCTTTATTAAGGTTTTTCAGTGATTCTTGATAAAACTGCTCTGCTGTTTTTAAGTCATTCATTTCATTGCTCCTGTGCAATAAACAAAATTTAGATACAAAAAAAGCCCCCTGTTACAGGGGCAAAGGTTGGCTAGGTATTAATTAGGCTTGGAAATGGCTTGGTCTTAACTTGTTTACGTCACCAACTTTAGTATCAAAACGCTTGGTGATGCCTTTCAATTCAATCATTCCACGACGAATCTTTTGTAATTCAATATCGTTAAAGTCTTCAAAGCTACGATGGCAATCTGCAACTGGTAATCCGCCAGCAATACAAATCATTCCACGGGCGCGAACAGTCAGAGAATTAAACGCTATTTTGATTTGATTTCGTTTATGCCCTTTAGAGAAAAGAGCTTTACACGTATTAATGCTTTCTTGTGCTGATGGAACAGGATTTGATACTTGTGCTAATTGAGACATGATTTGTTCCTCACGATAAACCCGGTATTGGTGCGCCGTTTACAACGAAATCTAAACTCATAGATAAAAACGGTGATAAGCCGGATGTTTTGTTTTCAAGATCATTCATTAGCAACACCAAGTTACTAACGCTTTTGTGTGCTTTGTCTAACAGCTCATTACGCTTAGAACGTGGCAAACGAATTTCGCCACCGTTTCCTAATGCAAGGCGAGATAAATCACCGGCATGAACACTATTTTCTAAAGCTCTTTTAATTAAGGTTTCTTGGTTTGCATTTGGATCGACTTTTGCGCCGACCATATTGAGACTAAGCAAAAGACTATTAATGATGCAGTAATTACCGCTTGCTTCCGTAATCGCGGTTAAATCCCCTACTGTTAACTTATGCGGTTGTTCAGGGTTTAACTTATTGCGTAGCATCGTTGGGTTTATTCCACACAGCTTTGCTACTTGTTCCATGTTTTCTGAATCTGCAAATGCGTAACATGCATTGTCAAAAGCATTTTGTTTAGGCTCACGTAAATCGCACATTGAGCTATTCCTCTATCGGTCCGATACTCAAATGACAAAACCAAGGGAAACCAGAACTACAATTGCAACAATGATTTCCAATGTTGTTGATTCGTTTTGGTTTGATTGGTTAGGCATAGCGTTAACCCAAGTAGCTAAGAGCTTCACGAGTAGCAAGCTCTTGCATTGCAATTACGTTTACTAATGGGGTTTCTTTAGGTAAGGCTTTCTTTTTAAGGATCAATTTACCTTGTGCTGCCCAATCTTTAAGAGTGCGCTTTGTTATGCCTGAATGACGAGAATATTCGTCCAAAGTCATAAATGGTGCAGTAATTACTACTTGAAATGACAACATGATGATATCCTTTGGAGTTGATAAATGTTTAACACTGTACTAATGAGTTACACCTCGTTAGTCATTAAAATGAATACTAGGTGATCATTTGAATGAATGCAAGCACAAAATAGAACCATTTGAATACCTTGGTGGCCGAGATTTCACGTCAAAGCTAGTTGAGGCCTTAGGTTTAGAGCGTTTCAACCAATTAACTGATGTTCTTGGTGTGAATAAAGGAACTATTTCAACATGGCATACTCGCGGTATGACTCCATTTGAATTGGCTGTACGTGTTCATTTGAGTGAAGGCGTATCATTGAAATGGTTACTTCTTGATAAAGGAGAACCATTTGACGACAAATCTCAAATCCTAGTTTCGAACAAACAAGAATCTAAACGAATTTTTAATATTGATTGCTTTGATATTTCAAAAGGCTTACTCACGCCACTAAAACAGATTTCATTTGATAAGATATTATTGGATGAAATTGGTGTATTGAATGTAATGGCTGTTAAAGCAAATAATTCAATCTATTTGGTAGATAAAGAAAACCGCCAAGCGATTAATGGAAAGTACTTGATTGATATTGATGGCGTTCTATCGATCAATGAGCTGCAACGGCTACCGGGTAAGAAGTTAGCGATCAGTTTTAATGGATCAACTATCAATGTTGAAGAAGATGATATTAAAGTAATTGGTCGTGTGGCTATGGTGATGGGGAAAGAGTAAAAACCAGAATTAAACAACCCTGGTATTACTAAACTGAAAATGCTAAAATCCCTGTAAAATTAGTATGTAATAAGCATTAATTAAACATACTTAACCTAATTAAGAGCCTTAAAAATGAATAGTTCCCTCAATGACGCAACAATTGTTAAGAAAATCAAAGCTTATTCATTAGCTGATGATTCCTATTGGTCATTTAAAGGTCGCTCTACAAGACAACATTGCCATGCGTTGATCCAATATCCGGCAATGATGGTTCCTCAGATGCAAGGTGAACTAATTGATGCTATTCAAAGCGTAGACAATAATATTAAAACTGTTTTTGACCCATTTGTTGGTTCTGGGACGACAATGGGTGAATCAATGATTCGTGGTCTTGATTTTGTTGGTCATGATATAAATCCTTTAGCAATCCTTGCTTGCGAAGTGAAAAGTGGCCCTTTATTTGTAAAAAAATTAGAAGAAAAAATCAGTAATTTATTTAATTTAATTAATAACACAAATGTTGATACTGTTGCTGTTAACTTTAAAGGAATCAATAAATGGTTTTTACCTGAAGTTCAGATTGAATTGAGCTCTATTCACTTAGCAATTAAAGCAGAACCTGCAAAATGGGCTAGGAAAATATTTTGGTTAGCTTTAAGTAACACCGTTCGTTCTACTTGTAATTCTAGAAGCTCAACATATAAGCTTCATATAAAATCAGAAGAACAAATTGAAAAAATTGGCTCTCCTAAAGTTATATTTGAAAAAAACTTATTGAAAAGTTTTGATAATATTAAAGCCCAAAAAGAGTTACTTTCTAAAAATGGACACTTAGCTCGAAATAAAAGTGTCAGTAAAGTTACGATTAAAAATGTTGATGCCAAATCACGTAAACAATCAAAAATAAAATATGACTTATTGATAAGTTCCCCTCCATACGGAGACAATTCAACAACAGTTACATATGGACAGTTTTCATTCCTTCCTCTTCAATGGATTGATTTAAAAGATATAAATGAAAAGGTAAGCGGGAAATTACTAGACTTTCAAAATGCTATTGATAGTTCAAGTCTTGGCGGTTCATTAAAAGAAAGTAAAATAAAAAGAGAAGTATTAAAACAAAATTCTAACTCTTTAGAAAATTGTATTATCGCGATTGAAAAAATTAATCCTGATAATATCAAAAAACTAATCAGTTTTATTTATGACTTGGATTTATCCCTAAAGAATTCAATACAAGAGCTACGTAATAATGCATACATGATATGGACCTTAGGAAATAGAAGGATATCAAATATAGAGGTACCTTTAGATAAAATCATGCGTGAGTTATTAGAAGCTCAAGGCTGTACGTTTGTGTATCAAATAGAAAGAGACATTCCAAGTAAGCGAATGGCTTCAAGAAATAAAATTGCAACAACAATGGGCAAAGAAACTGTCCTTATAATGCGGAGATAACATGGATTCAACGTCAGATAAATATAATAACGATGTCGACCCTCTAAAATTAAAAATAGATGCGCACGTTATACAACAGCTAGGTGCTGAACTTATTAGTGGTCCAGATATTGCTTTGGTAGAATTAATTAAAAACTCGCATGATGCTGATGCGAGTTTTTGTTATATCGAAATTGATACTGAATATACCGAAACAATTGAACACGAAGAATTAATAAATGGTAAGTTACAAACGACATATAAATCATATAACGGGAAAATATCTGTAAAAGATAATGGCCACGGTATGAATCGAGAACGCATTAATCGCTCTTGGTTAACTGTAAGCTATTCTGAAAAAAAAGAAGCTAAAGCAAATGGTTATATTACCAATAAATATTCAAGAACTTATGTTGGTGACAAAGGATTAGGTCGCTTAGGTTCAATGCAATTAGGTTCCATTTGTAGAATATCAACTTATAATAAAGCGGATGCTCCTGGCATATCGGTATCCTTTTCTTGGGACGACTTTACTCATGGAAAAACCTTAGAAAGCATAATGATAGAAGAGCACCCTCTTCTTCCACAAAAAAATTCAGGTACAACCATAGAAATTATAGGTCTTAAAGACATTGATTTCTGGAAAAAAAATGATGCAAATATAATAAGAAGACAACTAGCATCGATGGTTTCACCACATGGACAAATTTCAAATTTTAAAACTTTTTATATTAACAATGGCATTAGTGAAGATTTAGAGTCTCTCTCTGAAGAACTACTGGATCAAGCCTCAAGTATTTTTGATTTTTCCATCACAAAAAATCAAATTATTACATCCGGTAAAATTGAAATTTTACCCTTCAAGCCCAATACGCTAGACAGAAAAACCAAATTTGATTCATTCATTCAAGCTGATCATGGTTACTCTTTATACAAATACTTAAAACAACAAATTAATATGGGAGAGTTCAATTTAGAATATTCTAAAGATAAGTATTTTTTAACATTTTCACATTCCATTGATATGGATGATTTATCATTTGTTTCGAATGATTTCCATCCTGGTAATTTTACCGGGAAAATATTTAATTTCTTATTAAGTAAAGATGCTTTAGATATAGAAGACACTTCTTTTGTAAAAATTAAAGAATCAATAAAAGAAATTTCCGGTGATATTTCAATTTATAGAGATGGTTTTAAAGTAGGATCGGGGGATAAAGATTGGTTAGGTTTATCAAAAGATATGACTTCAGGTATAGGTGCATATTCGCTAAGGCCGACCAATGTCACTGGCTATATAAATTTAACGTGGCAAGAAAATAGAACTCTTAAAGAAAAATCAGATCGAGAAAGTTTTGTAAATAATCCACAATATCAAGCTTTTTATGAATTATGTCGTCACTCAATTAACACTATTAATACTTTCTTAAACTTATCAAGACGACATAGCCTAAAGTTTATCGATAATATGATCGAAAGTGAAGGCGGAAAACCTAAAGGCTACTCTGCAAAACAAGCTACGCAAGAACTCGATAACATAGTAAAAAAAAGCGTAAAAATTCAACCTCGAGTAACAAAAACAGTAAAACAGGTTAAAGAATCATTTATTGAAAAACATAAACAAATTGATGATGCTATAGCTAGAAATCAACATGATATGTTTAATGATCCTGTTCTAGAAAAAGAATTATTCTCAATCAAGGAATTAGTAAATTCATTACAACAAGATGTTAATTCTCAATTAGATGATTACCAATCTTTTACGAATGATTTGGCATCTCACATCCACTCAACAAAAAAAGTAATTAATGAAATACAAAGTTATGAAAATCAAATCAAAAACTTCTATGATCATGTCGCAATCGGCTTATCTGCACAAACACTAGCCCATGAAGCAAATGAACAGGTTAGAAACATAAGATTACATCTCAATTCGGCTAGAAAGCAAATTGAAACTCTTGGCATTAAAGACATTAATTTAACAAAAGAGCTAAATAGCATTAGAGGTGACTCTCAAGTTCTGTCCAAAGCTATATCGTCATTGAACCCTCTAGTTAAAGCTCAACGAGAAATAATTGAAAACATAAATATCTCTGAGTTTATAAATGATTATTTTGAACTTAGAAATGGATATTTCTCTGGAAAAAATATTTCCATCAAAATAGAAGATTTAAAAAACTCAAGATTAATATCATTTAATAGAGGGAAATTATATCAAATAATTGACAATATTGTTCGTAACTCTGAACATTGGTTAACTATATTTAAGTTACATAACCCAGATGAAGATTTAATCTTAACAATATCAACAAATAAAAACATAATTACTATTTGGGATAATGCAAAAGGAATTCGGCCTCCTCTTGAAGATATTTTATTTGATATGTTTGCTACAGATAAAGAGTTTGGACAAGGTTTAGGTTTATATATTGTAAAAACACTTCTTAAAGAGAGAAAATGCTCTATTAAGCTACTAGAAGAAAGAAATAAATTTAATAGACGATTCAAATTTGAAATAAACTTAGTTGAGGCGCTAGTGTAGTTATGGCTGTTGAAAAATTTAAAACTAGCGTTTTTAACGCAATTAAAATAGATAATGTAATATGGATCGATGATCGATTTTCCGCTGACAATGATAGTATCATTGAAGATTATCTTACAGATGTCGAATCTGTTCATAATGATGAGCCAGAACTAATCACTGACTTCCATTACTTCATAGATAGAGGTATTGATGTAAGTCATCCTTTTGAAGTCTGGAAAGAAATGATTCCACGCGAAGATGAAATTATTACAGAATATTATAAACACACTGGTCGTGATAAACCCGATTTCACAACAACTGAATTTAATGAACTTATATCTATTTTTGAGACAAACTCTAATGGCGAAGTTAAACGGTTAAGTTTACAAGAGTGGAATCAAACGAAAGACGACTGGCTTTCTACAAACCAAAAAAACTTATTCTTAATTGACTATAACTTTGAGCATGAAGGACAAAGTAAAGATTTTGGGAAAACCATAGTTAAAGAGATACTTAATCAAAAGCAAAAATTAACTGATGTATATTGCGTATTATTTACAAGTGAAGCAAAACATGGCCAAGAAGAAGAAAATAAACGCGATGAAATAATAAAAGAATTAGAATACGGTACTGATTGTCATAATTTTTCGGTGTTATCCAAAGATATAATTACCATTGAAAACTTAGATGAAGATGTATGCATTAACTTCAAAGCGTCCGAATTTATTAAACGTATATTTCTACGTAAATTAAGTGCGGAAATGGTTGCTTCTATATCTGATAAACTAATACATTCTATTCACGAACTAAAAAACGACCTTAGTCAGCATTCTATTTATGAGGTAGACCATTCAATTTTTGAAGGTTCATTAAAAGAAGGTGCTTCTGAAATAGACTTATTACATCGTTTATTTTCTATAAAACAACACCAATCAATAGCAAAGTTTGTTAAAGAATCCCAATATATAGTCGAAAAATTAACGGATTTCCGTTCAGTGCAAGCTGTTATATTTGAGGAAGCAAAGTACAAAAAATACTTAAATAAAATAATACCTGTAAATAATCAATTTGCAAATTTGAGAAAAGAGGAAATCCTTGACTATTCAGTAAATAATATGCACTCACCTTTAAACCCAGGTGATATTTTTATATTTAATGATAGTAGAAAATATATTTTAATCGAGCAGGCTTGTGATTTGACTATACGAGGTAAAACAGGGACAAGGAAACTAAATGAAGTTATCCTTGTCCCTTTTACTGAACGAGAAATTAAAAATAATAATACAAAAGACAAAGCGTCTTTCTATCAAAAAGCATCAGAACCGAAGCATCACATGTTGAAAGTTCCCAATGCTCAAATAAACAATTATTATTACTTATTTGACTTTAGTAACGCTATCAACGTAAATGTAAATTGGCTTGATTTATGTGTATTTAACAAACATGGTTTATTGAATATTCGTTATGAAGAACAACCCTCAAGACTCATTTTCTTACCTGGTTGGATAAAAAAACACAACGATTTAATGGAAAAATTAATCCCATTTAAACAACCAGCTCAGCATTATTCTACTTTTTCAATAAATAAAATGGCTCATAAAGGTGACTATACCGCTTTAAAAAATGAATTTAGTACTTTTAGTCTATGTAATTTGTCCTGGTTAGACTATTCCGTTACTCCAATGGCTTTAGAGTTTAAAGGAAAACGAGAGTGTAGATTGCGTGATACATTTACAAAAAATTTGATTCATGATTATTATGTTGGTTATAAAGCTAGAACTGCATTAGAAACAGATTATTCAAGATAATACTATCGATATAAAACATTGTTAAACATCTAAGCCCAAATTATACTGACCTTATATACAGTACTTTGGGCTTTTTCATGGCTATCCGCAACTTAAAAGACAATTCAAAGAAACCTTGGTTATGCGAGTACTACCCTACTGGCCGAGAAGGTAAGCGTATTCGTAAACGCTTTGCCACCAAAGGCGAAGCAACTACCTTTGAGCAATACACAATGAAAGAGATTGATGATAAACCTTGGCTTGGTGATAAGCCTGAGCATCGTCGTTTATCTGCTCTCATTGGAATCTGGTTTTCTATGTACGGCACAAACCTATCAAACGGCCAAGTTATCTATCAAAAGTTTGAGCACATGGTTAAAGCTATGGGTAATCCTGTAGCCTCTACATTTACATCACGTATTTATGCAGAGTTCCGCCGTAAACGCATGGCTGGTGAAGTTATCTTTGTTGATAGTAAATGGCAGAAAGGTGCTCCAAGTATTGCTACATTAAATTCTGAATTGGCTCGTTTTAAAGCAGTATTTGAAAAGCTTAAAGAACTGGGCGAATGGAAAGGCCCAAACCCATTAGAAAGTATTAAACCATTTCGAGATCACGAAAGACCAATGAGCTTTTTAGCAAAAGAAGAGATCGCCCTGCTCCTTAATAAAGTCTCTGAGCACAAACGCCAAGATATGCTGAAGATAGTAAAGGTGTGTTTATCTACTGGTGCGCGTTGGAATGAAGCAGCACAATTAACTGGTAATCAACTTTCTAAATTCAAAATCACTTATACCAATACGAAGAATAAGAAAATTCGTTCTGTCCCTATCAGTGAAGAGTTGTATAACGAAATCCATAAACCAACATCGGGTAAGCTATTTGAAGAGTGCTATACCCCTTTTTGCTATATCTTAAAGCATAAAATAGGTATTGATTTACCAGCAGGCCAAGCCTCTCACGTTTTACGCCATTCTTTTGCAAGTCACTTTATGATGAACGGTGGAAACATATTAGTTTTACGTGACATTCTTGGTCATGCAGATATCCAAATGACCATGCGTTATGCTCATTTTGCACCTGATCACCTAACTGATGCGATAACAAAGAATCCGCTCTCAAATTTATAGTTTATGCACTTTTATGAGTAAATAGTGCATATTCACTTTTAACCAGAAAATAAAAACAAAATAACTGTCGCCACTTTGTCGCCACTTACCGATTTTAGACCAAAAAAAGGCCGCTCAATGCGACCTTTTATTATTCGTTATTTCCGAAATATCGAGTGATTACTCTTTACCGAAAACGTTGTTCTCCTGCTCTTGTACTCGGATGAAAGTAGCACGCTTAGTTAGCTCTTTAAGCTGCGCCGCACCTACGTATGTACAAGTTGAACGTACACCGCCAAGGATGTCAGAAATCGTTGTATGAACTGAACCACGGTATGGTAATAGTACGGTTTTACCTTCAGCTGCACGGTACTTAGCTACACCACCTGAGTGCTTGTCCATCGCGCTTTGTGAAGACATTCCATAGAATTTCATGAACTGCTTACCGTCTTGTTCAATTACTTCACCGCCCGACTCTTCGTGACCAGCTAGCATACCGCCAAGCATTACGAAATCAGCACCGCCGCCGAACGCTTTAGAAACGTCACCAGCACAAGAGCAACCGCCGTCACCAATGATACGACCACCAAGACCGTGTGCTGCGTCAGCACATTCAATGATTGCAGAAAGTTGTGGGTAACCAACACCTGTTTTAACACGTGTAGTACATACAGAACCTGGGCCAATACCAACTTTAACAATGTCTGCACCAGCTAGGATAAGCTCTTCAACCATATCACCAGTAACAACGTTACCAGCAGAGATCACTTTATCAGGAAATTCAGCACGTACTTTTTCTACGTATTGAACTAAATGCTCAGAATAACCGTTTGCAATATCAACACAAATAAAGATCAAGTCATCTGTTAATGCCATGATATCTTTAGTCTTTTGGAAATCTGCTTCAGAAGTACCAGTAGAAACCATTGCGTTTTTCAGAACCGATGCATCATTTTCTTTTACAAAACTTGCCCAATCTTCAACAGTATAATGTTTATGAATCGCAGTCATTACACCATGCTCAGAAAGTGCTTTTGCCATTGCAAAACTACCTACAGAATCCATGTTAGCTGCAATTACAGGTGTACCAGACCATTGACGACCGCTATGCTTAAATGTAAACTCGCGGGTTAATTCGACTTGAGAGCGACTTTTCAGTGTTGAACGCTTAGGACGAAACAGTACATCTTTGAAGCCTAACTTTAACTCTTGTTCGATACGCAT